ACGTAAAGCACAAACCTTTAAGGGTAAACTTCAATTTTTAGATGCTAAAAAGAAATCTAAGAAAGAAGATGATACACAAAAAAGACAAAAACCAGCAGAAGTAACTCCTGGAAAGTTTAAGGGTCAAACACCAGGAAAGAAAAGATTAGGTGCTAAACCACAAGAAACTACAACAAGAAAAGCAGCAACACCTAAACCAACTGGAGGAGCAGGTGCAGCACCAAAAGGTAAACCACCCAAAAAAGATTCAAGAGGTGAAGTAGTTACTGTTGTTTTTGGTAAGTTTAATCCTCCTACCAAAGCGCATCAAAAAGTTTTAAGTGCTGCAAAGCAAACAGCATCTGGTGGAAACTTTTATATTTTCCCAAGTAGAACTGAGGACAAAAAGAAGAATCCTCTTCCACCAGACCTTAAAATTGATTATATGAAGGAGATGTATCCTGAATATGCTGAGAACATTATTGATAGTGATGAGTTTAAAACTATCTTTGATGTTCTTATATTCTTAAATCAAGAAGGATATACAGCAGTTAATATTGTTTGTGGTGCAGAAAGAGTATCTGAAATTGATAATCTTGCTAATAAGAACAATGGTAAGGTATATCAGTTTAATAGTATTAATGTAATATCTGCTGGTGCAAAGGACCCTGATTCAGAAAATGAATCATCTGCTATGGCTAGAAAAGCAGCAGTAGAGAATGATTTTGAAACATTTAAAAAAGCACTCACATCAAACTTTAAAAAATCTAAGCAGTTATTTGCAGACCTTCAAAATGTAATGAGTGTTAAAGAAGGTTATAATCTTTGGGAAATTGCTCCTGAATATGATTGGAAAGGTTTGAGAGAAAATTATATCTTTGGGAATTTATTTAAAGTTGGTTCAATAGTTGAGAGTTGTAATACTGGATTAAGAGGTGAGGTTATTAGGTCTGGTGCCAATCATTTGATTTGTGTTACAGAAGATGGGGTTATGTTCAAATCTTGGATTAAAGATGTTTGTGAATATACAGAAGTTAAGATGGATAATAAAACAAGAGAACCAGGAAAACCAAATACATTAATTGGGACCAAAGGATATTTGGACTATGTGGCATCTATGACGCCTGGAGCAACTAAAGGATCTATAAATAAAAAAAGGAATCCTGTAAAAAGTTAAATGACTAACATTTGGACAAATACTTTTGAAGATATTAGAAAACCTCACTTTGAGATGGAAGACCCTTATACTTCTTTACAAGAAAAGAAAGAAGATAAGAAGGTTAAGAGATGGTGGGATGATGATGGTGATGGAAAAGGATATGAGGAAGGAGAAGTATCTGGTAAGTTTAAGAAGAAGAAAGTAAAAGAAGAAGTAGAAGAAGTTGATGAAAATAGAATGGCTTCTCGTATGGGGAAAATGCCTTCAGCACCTGCTAAAGTTGGTAAGGCAACTCATTCAATCAATGACCTTGTTCCTTCAAAACCACCATCACCAGAAGAAAAAGCAAAGGCAAGAAAGGCACTTAAACTTGGTGAAAATAGAGCGATGGCAAGAGACCCAGAAGGACGTAATTCTGGACACTCCAAGCAACCAGACCCCTCTAAATCTGGATTTACTGGTATTGGTAATATGAGTATTGCTCAAATTGCTAAAATGAGTGCTAGAATTAAAAAAGAAAAAGAAACTCAAAAAGAAGAAACCTTATATACCAGCAAGTCGTCACAAGAAAAAATAAAGGAAAGAAATAATATTAAAAATAAAATTAATACCAAACCAACTACTGCTGAAGAAGTTGAAACTTGGGTTGCAGAACTTGTTGCAGAAGGTTATGACCTTTCTGAGTTCACTTGGGAAGAGATGACTGATATCTATCTTGATGAAGCAAGTGTAACTGATGATCGTGTAAGAAGAAATCAAAAGACATTTGGTTCTAACTATACTCCACCAAGAGATTGGGACCAATCTGCTAATCGTGGAAAGGGTGCTGTCTTAAATGCTAAGCAAAAGGAAAAGCAGAGACGTAAAGGACTTCGTCAAGAAGAAGTAGAACTTGATGAAGGAGGAAGTTCTGCTATGGCTCCCAGAGGTGATTATCAAACCACCACTGCAACTGCAACTCAAAAGCAAGACCCTAATGCTCCTTTGATTGCTGCAAAGGCAAAAGCAGCCAAAGCAAAAGTTACTAAGGAGATTGCAGACCTTCAAGTTGCTAAGCAATCCCAAAGAATGAAAGTTGATACTAATGAATCAGTAATTCTTTATCTTGCTCATAGACCTGATGCTTTTGCTAATTTAGAAGAAGGGGTATTTGACCCAAAAAAGTCTAAGATGAGATCTTCATCAGAAAGGTCTCAGAGAACTATGACTTCTGCTCAAAGAGCAGCAGCAAAAAAAGAAGGAGAAAGAACTGCTAAAATTCATAGTAAAGGTGAAACTGTTCTTGCAGGTTTAACAAAACCACAAAGAAAATCTTCACAACCTATGGGCACTACCCAATCTTCCAAACCTGCTGCCCCAGAAGCAAATAGAAAGGTTGCTGGTAAGTATGATCAACTTGCTAAAAAGGCAAGTGCTATTTTGAAGAGTGCTCAGAATAAATAGTATAGGATCATTCTTCATAAGAGGTTATTATGTCAGCATTAATCGCATGGGCACTTGCTAATCAGGGACTTATCGCAACTGTTCTTTTTGCAGTTTCGGAAGCACTTGGAGCAAATCCAAAAGTCAAGGCAAATGGTATTCTTTCACTCATCCTTTTACAAGTTCAAGGACAACTAAAAGCAAAGGGTGCTAAGGATTTAACTCCCTGAGTTTAATTAACTAAAAATGCTTTAAGTTTATTGGGGGAGTATCAAACTCCCCCATTTTTATAAATAATAAGAGAAAGAAAACTAATTTAGGTACATCACATGGCTCTTTGGGGAAAGGCAGATAGTCTTTATTCAGCTGGCATAGTCACAGTTAATTATGCTACTAAAACAATTATTGGAACTGGAGTTTCATTTACTGCAGCTGGAATTTCTACTGGAACAGTAATTACTATTGGTGTTGGTGGCACATGTGGACAAGCAGTAATTTCTTCAGTTACATCAGCAACTCAAATTTCTATTGCAACCACTCAATATTTGACTGGTGTTGCAATTGTTGGCATTGCATATACATTGTCACAAAAACCAATTTATACTCTTGAAGATACCAACTTTGCAGGAATTCAAACCACTTCTACCAAATTAACAAACACAATTTATGGTGTTGATCCAGCAGAAGCTGGATATGGATATACTGCTACTGTACGTGGAAAGGTAGGTGCTTATAAAGTAGCTCATGCTGGTTGGGTTGGTATTCATACTTATGTTGATATGCATGGTAATTTTAGAGTTAAATCTGAAACTTTAGTTGCATTCTCTGGTATTAGTACTGGAACACCTACTGCATTTGCAACTGGTGATGCTAATGATGATGCAGTATTCCTGCCATAATTAATCTATGAAATTTGATGAATTGAATGAAGATAATTATATATTATTTGCCATTAAATATTATGACAATCCCCAAGCAGTCACACAAGATGATTTCTTTGAGGATTTGAATAGATTTAAATATATTAAAAAGTTGTTAAGAAGATATGTAAAATCAGGAGAGTTAAAAACAACTCTTCTGATTAATCATTTTATAATTGTATTCAATATCTTTAATGATGCAGCACTTCCACTTTTATTTTTTAAAATAGAAAAAGAATTGTGGTCTTCTATGAAGACTTTTTTGGTATATTTAAACAGGATACCAGAATATCCAAAATCTTTTTTAAATGATATTCCAACTGATGAGAACTGTTTAAAAATTTTAGAATCCTTATAAATGGAAAATTCAAAATTGCACCATATCATAAATATTATTAGAGAGGAAATGACCGCCACAGGTGGAAATTTAGCAGGACTTCCTCCTGATCAACCACCAGTGGATTTAAGAAAGGGAAAAAGAAGAAATTGGAATCCTTTCTTTAAAAATCTTGCAAAAATGCAAAGAAGAAAACCTCAACCATAAAGAATCCAATGTACACTCCCCCTCAAACAATAGAAACAAAAGTAGCAATTCTTGAGGAGAAGCTTCATACTACTGAGCAGTTGATGCAACGTATTGAAAGTGCAATTGAGAAGATGAGTGAAGTAAGTGCGAATGTGACCAAAATGCTTGCAGTTCATGAACAAAAGATTGAGTCTAATGATAAAGTAGATGCTATATTATTTGCAAAGATTGATCAGTTAAGTAATAAAATGGATACTGATCACAATATAGTATTGGATAAGTTACAAGGATTAGAAAAAAAAGTTTGGATTGGCATTGGAATTTTTGCAGTAGTGACTTTAATCATCAATAATTCAGAAATGCTTTCAAATATTTTGACAAACACCCAAGATACAGGTAGAATGGAAAGACTGAAATAGTATTTTTTGTAATGAGTTTTATTGATTCCAAATATATTGGGTTGGTATCAGCAAGATTAGAAAAATTTAAAAGAGTCAAAAATAATCTTTATAATTTTAGATGCCCTTATTGTGGAGATTCTCAAAAGTATAAGAATAAGGCAAGAGGATATATCTATCAATCAAAAAATGATCACAATTATAAGTGTCATAATTGTGGAGCATCTAGGTCTTTTACTAATTTCTTAAAGGATATGGATACTCTTTTGTATGATCAGTATGTAATGGAAAGGTATAAAAATGGATTAACTGGTAAGAGGTCTAATACACCAGAACCAGATTTTAATTTTAAAAAACCCACTTTTACAAAAAAATCTTTTGATTTACCTACATTAGCAGAATTAAATAAAGAACATCCTGCGGTAGATTATGTAACAAGTAGAAAAATTCCAAACAAATATTTGAAGGAATTGTATTATTGTGAAAAATTTAAAGAGTGGACTAATACCCAGAAACATACTTTTGAGTCTACAACACATGAAGAACCAAGGATCATAATTCCACTTATTAATAAGGGAGAAATATTTGGGTTTCAAGGTCGTAGTTTAGATAAGAATTCAAAAGTAAAATATATAACAATTATTCTTGATGATAAGCACCCAAAGATTTATGGATTAGATAAAGTTGATTGGACTAAACCTGTTTATATAGTAGAGGGTCCATTTGATAGTATGTTTATTGACAATGCTATTGCAATGGTTGGTGCTGATATAGATAAACTATTTTTTGTTACTAATTTTGAAACAGAATTTGTAATGGTTTATGATAATGAAAAAAGAAACAAACAAATTGTAGATAGAATAGAAAGGACAATTGATTCCAGTTTTCCAGTAGTGATTTGGCCAGACACTATTGTAGAAAAGGATATAAATGATATGGTATTGGCTGGACGAGATGTCCAGAGCATTGTAGAATGTAACAACTATTCTGGTCTAGAAGCAAAACTTAAATTCACTACTTGGAAAAAAATATGAGCAACGGAACAAAGGTAGTCAAGAGAAATGGTTCTATTGAATCATTAGATCTTGATAAGATGCATCTTATGGTAGAGGAGGCATGTAAAGGTCTTGCAGGGGTATCTGCATCACAGGTAGAGATGCAATCTGGTATTCAATTTTATGATGGTGTATCTACAAAAGAAATTCAAGAAATTTTGATTCGTGCTGCATCTGATTTGATTGATTTGGAACATCCAAACTATCAGTTTGTTGCTGCAAGACTTCTTTTGTTTTCTGTTAGAAAAAATCTATATGGTAAACTCCATGAATTTCCAACCTTAGAAAATCACATTTATGCTTGTGTAGAAAAAGGAGTTTATGATAATGAAATTTTTGTAAAGTATTCCAAAGAAGAAATTGAAAAAGTAAATAGTTTTATAGACCATGAAAGGGATATGTTGTTTACCTATGCTGGCCTTCGCCAGGTAGTAGACAAGTATTTGGTTCAAGATAGGAGTGCCTCAAAAGTCTATGAAACTCCCCAGTTCATGTATATTATGGTTGCTCTGACTATGTTTGCAGAGTATCCAAAACAAACTCGTTTAGACTATGTTCGTAGGTACTACAATGCAATCTCCAAACACAAAATCAACATCCCAACGCCAATCATGGCAGGAGTTAGAACACCTCTCAGGCAATTTGCTAGTTGTGTTCTTGTTGATGTTGATGACACCCTCGATAGCATCTTCAGTAGTGATATGGCTATTGGGAGGTATGTTGCTCAAAGGGCAGGCATTGGTATTAACGCAGGTAGAATCAGGGGCATCAATGCTAAAATCAGAGGGGGTGAAGTGGCTCACACTGGAGTTGTACCATTTCTCAAAAAGTTTGAAGCGACTGTCCGTTGTTGTACGCAAAATGGCATACGAGGAGGATCAGCAACGGTCCACTTCCCAATCTGGCACCAAGAGATAGAAGACATTCTTGTTCTTAAAAACAACAAAGGAACAGAAGATAATCGTGTTCGTAAGTTGGATTACTCCATTCAAATTAGCAAGTTGTTCTATGAAAGATTCATTAGAAATGAGGAGATTTCACTCTTCTCTCCACATGATGTTACTGGTTTGTATGATGCTTTTGGCACTGATAGATTTGACGACCTTTATGTGGATGCAGAACGAAATGCATCTATTCCAAGAAAAACTATTGGTGGTCAAGAACTCTTTTTGGCACTCCTAAAAGAACGTGCTGAAACTGGTCGTATTTACATTATGAATATTGACCATTGTAACTCACACTCTTCCTTCTTAGATAAAGTTGAAATGAGTAATCTTTGTCAAGAGATTACACTTCCAACTAAACCTCTTCAACATATTGATGATCCAGAAGGTGAGATTGCCCTTTGTATTTTGTCTGCTATTAATGTAGGTAAGGTTAAGGATGATGAAGAGTTTGAAGAACTCTGTGAGTTGGCAGTAAGAGGTCTAGAAGAACTGATTGATTATCAGAACTATCCTGTTGAAGCAGCAGAGATTGGAACCAAAGCACGTAGGTCTTTGGGTATTGGTTATATTGGACTTGCTCACTACCTTGCTAAACTTGGATTCAAATATGATTCCCAAGAAGCATGGGATGCAGTTCATGGATTGTCTGAATCCTTCCAATACTTCTTACTTAAAGCATCTAATAAGATTGCCCAAGAAAAAGGTGCTTGTAAGTATTTTCCAAGAACTAAGTATTCACAAGGTATTCTTCCTATTGATACTTACAAAAAAGATGTTGATGAAATCTCATCTATTCCTCTTCAACATGATTGGGAATCACTTAGAGCATCAATTAAAGAGTTTGGGTTGAGACACTCCACCCTTACTGCACAAATGCCATCAGAATCAAGTTCTGTAGTTTCTAATGCAACAAATGGAATTGAACCTCCAAGAGGATACATGTCTATTAAGAAGTCTAAGAAAGGACCTCTTAAACAAATTGTTCCCCAGTATGCAACTCTTAAAAATAATTATACGTTGCTTTGGGATATGCTTAGCAATCGTGGGTATATTAATATTGTTGCAGTTATGCAGAAATTCTTCGATCAAGCAATTTCTGGAAACTGGTCCTATAATCCAGAAAATTATGAGGATAATGAAGTTCCTGTTAGTGTGATGGCACAAGATCTTCTTACCACATACAAGTATGGTTGGAAGACATCTTATTACCAGAATACATATGATAATAAGACAGATGAGGTTAAGGAAGATGTGCCAAATATTAATGACCTTGTTCAAGAACTACTAAAAGGAGGAGAAGAATCTTGTGACTCATGTTCAATTTAGAATTACAGCAGAGAGAGATAAAATGGTAAATGGAATGACTGTGTTTAATACCAAAGAGGTGGACTCTAAGAAACAACCTATGTTTTTTGGTTCTCCTCTTGGAGTTCAAAGGTATGATACTTATAAGTATCCTGTCTTTGATAAATTAACTCAACAACAATTGGGATACTTCTGGAGACCAGAAGAAATTTCTTTACAGAAAGATCGTGGAGATTACCAATCTCTTCGTCCAGAACAAAAGCACATCTTCACTTCTAATTTAAAGTATCAAATTCTTCTTGATTCAGTTCAAGGTCGTGGTCCTGGTATGGCATTTATTCCATACTGTTCACTTCCTGAACTGGAAGCATGTATGACTGTATGGGAGTTTATGGAGATGATTCATAGTCGTTCCTATACATATATTATTAAGAATATTTACTCTGATCCCACAGAAGTCTTTGATACTATCTTAAATAATGAAAAGATCTTAGAACGTGCAGCATCAGTTACTGGAGCATATGATGATTTCATCAATAGTGCTCAAAATTATGGAAGCTCTAATCTTTGGGTACATGCTATGGAAGGCGCTGGTAGTGCCAGAGAAGAAAGATTAGAAATTAAAAGAAAACTTTATAGGGCAATTGCTAATGTCAATATTCTCGAAGGCATCAGATTCTATGTCTCATTCGCTTGCTCGTTTGCGTTTGGTGAACTCAAACTTATGGAAGGATCCGCTAAGATTATCTCTCTTATCGCCAGAGATGAAAACCAGCATCTTGTCATTACTCAGAACATCCTCAACAAGTGGCGTGAAGGAGACGATCCAGAAATGCAGCAAATTGCTAAGGAAGAAGAAGAATGGGTAAAAGGTGCTTTTGAAAATTGTGTCAATGAAGAAAAGAAGTGGGCAGAATACTTATTCAAAGATGGTTCTATGATTGGATTGAATGATAAGTTGCTTGGTAACTATGTTGAGTGGATTGCTAATCGTAGAATGAAATCTATTGGTATCAAACCAATGTATGATGTTTCATCAAAGAACAATCCCCTTCCCTGGACTGAACATTGGATTAGTTCTAAGGGTCTTCAAGTTGCTCCACAAGAAACAGAAGTTGAGAGTTATGTGGTTGGTGGTATTAAGCAGGATGTAAAGAAAGATACCTTTGCTGGTTTTAAACTGTAACAAATTATACCAAATTAGTTTACTATATAAACTATCGTTCATTTGCTATTTGCAAATAGCAAACGGAAGTAGGGAAACTGAAGGAACGCACCAATACCCACAAAGTAAAGGAGCAAACCTATGGCACTTATTCTGATTAAACAAAAAATGCTTAAAGAGATGAGATTAAAACAAGCTCAACTCTATATGGCTATGGTGTGATATTGAGAGGGTCTTATGACCCTCTTTTTTTATAAATACTTAAAAAGTTTATACCCATGTTGTCACCTAAACAATTTCAAGAACTCTACATCTCCATGTATGAAGCAAGAGATGATGATGCAAAGGAGATGAGAAGACTTGCTGCTGCTGAAAGACGTGCAGGTAACTCTGATAGAATGGATGCAAAGACAGCATCAAAGTATGCTGGATCAGAAGCAAAGTCAGCAGAAAGAGAAGATAAGAAATCTAAGGGTAAACACATTCATGGATATGCTATTGGAGAAAGTGCAGTTGGTGATAGAGCAAGAAATGCTGTTGCAGACCAAAGAATAGATGATGCCCAAAGAGATGCTCAATCATCTGTTGATAAATTAGGAAAGAGGGAAAAGGTAACCAGAGCAGGTGCTCATATTGCTGCAAAAAAGGCTGAAGCAACTGCAAGAAATATGCATCCAAAACCAGGAACAACTGGAGCATATAGAACTGAATCAGCAGTTCCTGGAAAACCAGCAGAAAAACTTGGTGCAGTAAGTTCTATACCAAAGGATGAGCAAGATGCTGCAAGACAAAGAACACTTGCAAAAGCTGCTGCTATGAGAGCAAAAAAAGGTATTACTAAGGAAGAAGTTGAAGTAGTTGATGAAGGAATGACTATGAAAGACTTTAAAGCACAACGCAGCAAAGTTAAGAGAAGTGAAAATAGAGCAGCAGATAAGATTGCTCCAGGACGCAGAGCAGGTATTCATAATCCATCAGCATCTCCTGAAAGGGCAGCAAGGCATCGTGCTAATGTAGACCCTGATTTTGAAGGTAATGATGAAAGAAATTACCCAGGTGGTTCACTAAAATCTAAAAAGGTTCGTAAGGCTAGAGCAGTTGGAGAACTTACAAAAGAACAACTTGAACTTGAATTAAGAGCACATTTAAGAGAACGTGCACTTGATGCTTCTGAAAAGAAAGAAAAAGAAAGTGTATACAAGGCAATCAAACCTTCAAAACTTGCTAAGTCCTATCCAGAAAAGTCTCCTAAGGAACTCAAGAGTTTGAGATATGCTATCTCAACAAACCAAGCTAAGAAGAATATGGATACTTCCAGATCAGATAAGAGGTATGGTGTAGAAGGATAATGCAGTTCAATTTCCAGTTTGGAAAAAAGAAACCTGACAACAAAAGTATTATTATTGTAAGTCTTGTTGTCACTGCACTTATTTCTACATTATCTCAGTGCACACATATAAACCAAAATAGTCTGTGGGATATCTTTGATGAAGTTCAAAGAAAGTTCTTTCCACAGACTATTTTTAATGAGTTGATTATAAAGGATCCTGAGAAATTGGATAGGAGGGTCAGGAGGGATGTGGATCGTGCCATTGGGAAGTATGAGGAGTGGGAGAGGTCTCTACCCCCTAGGATGACCAACAAGACCATCCTCAAAGAGATGGAGGACCCCAAGTACTCAGAGACCCAGAGACTGATCGTGAGGAATGCCATTTACTATGAGTGCCCAGGAGACATTATGGGCATCAGAGGAGTATGGGTTGACAAAGACCCCAACTGTCAGTAGAATCACTCTGTTAGGTTTGAAGGATAAATACTAGCTCATAAGATTACTTTATATGAGCTATGAGAATCCTTGGAAATATCAAGGAAAAGTCTTTGAATCAGAGGATATTCAAGACAATTTTGGGTTTGTTTATCTTATCACAAATAAAATAAATTCAAAACAATATATTGGAAGAAAGTATTTTTGGCAATTTAGAACGCCAAAAGGTAAAAAAAGAAAAGTAAAATCTGAATCTGATTGGAAAAAGTATTATGGGTCTTGTCCAGAACTTAAAGAAGATATCATCAAGTATGGTAGAGAGAATTTTGTTAGAGTTATTCTCTCAATACATCAAACGAAAGGCAAAACTAATTATGAGGAAACAAGGCAACTCTTTGTCAATAACGTCCTCACAGAATCCCTTGACAACGGAGAACCAGCATTCTATAATAGCAATATCTTATCGAGGTACTTCAGAAAAGATTACTATGAATCAAACTCAAATGAAGAGAATGTGTCAAGATAGAGTTGATGATATCATCGACAGGATGCATGATTTGTGTAATGAAGGTAGAACAGATGATGCTGCTGCTTTGTATGCAGAGATTCAAGATTGGGTGGTTCAGAAAACCAACATTGAAGTTATGTCATTAGATTACATTGTGGGAGAATTTAGGGACTACTAAATAATCACTCATTATGATTTTTATTATGAGACCTTGATAATGAATTAGAGCCCAGGAAAGTGCCCTCCGAGAGGTTGGGTGTACCCCCTTTCTATTGGGATGTAGAGTTCTATTAAATTTAATGCAAAATTTCTTTACAGTAGCCTTGCCTCTTTTGGTATCGGTTACAACCAGTTCGGCAACACTGCCTAAAATATTTCCTCCTCCCCCTGTTAGTGGACCTCCACCATTTTCTATTATTAAGGAGTTTAATACAAAGACAGCGACCAAAGAGGTTGCTCCCGAAAAGTCAAAAGATAAAAGGTTAATTTGTAAAGGGTGTAATGACCAAGAAAATGTAGCTTTGGAGTATTTCCAAAACATTGGTATTAAAGATAAAAACGCCCTTGCTGCTATTATGGGTAACATTAAACAGGAATCAAATTTTGTTTCTAATGTTTGTGAAGGTGGCAGCAAAACTTCATATCACTCCTGTTATGGTGGATATGGATTAATTCAGTGGACTTCATCAAATAGATATTATGGATTAGGTGACTTTGCCAAAAGGTATGGTGGAAGTCCTTCCAGTTTAAATACTCAACTTAAATATTTGACAAATGAAGTTCAGTGGAAGAAAATAGAAACTAGGATGAAAACTCCTGGAAAATCTATTGACAGATATATGAACTATGCTTATAATTGGATTGGTTGGGGTTATCATGGTGCTAGAACATCTTATGCTCATGATTATGCCAATCGTTTTATTTCAGTTAATGCATAGTTAAATATTGGGGAGGACGCTCCCCTTCTTATGCGAAATTAATTCAGCGGTAGAATGTCTGCCTTCCAAGCAGAACGTCAGGAGTTCGAATCTCCTATTTCGCTTTACATTTTAAATTAAAACCATGATAAAAATTAGATGTAAAAATTGCAATACAGAATTAGAATCACATCCAATAAAAACTAAATGTTGTGGATGTAATAATTTAACTTCATTAAAAGGAGAAACTATTACTGCATTGGACTTGACATTGGTTGAGTTATTGAGTAATATGGGTAAGAAGGAAACCAAAAAAATTCTTTCAAATGAAGACCTTGCTTTTCAAGAGTCTAGAAAAAATCGTAAAGTTAGAAAACTGGAGTTTGAAATTAAATGAGTTGGGAAGTTCCAAAACTTTCAAAAAATGATATTGAATTACTTACTGTATCATTAGATGATTATATTTTTTATGCTAAACAAGATGGTGGTCCAGACACACAAGATGTGGAACGTCTTTTGATTAGATTGAATGACCATTTACAAAAATTTTAATTTATTATGGACAACCAATTTCAAAAATTTACAATAGAAGAATTCCAAGCAGATTTTGATAACCTTCTTGAACGTGTAGAAGGTGGAGAATCTTTTATCATTACATATGAAGGAAAAGAAGTAATGATAATTCCAGCAAAAGACTATAATTGTATAGTAGACACCATAGAAGAAAATGAAGACCTGATTCGAATACACACTGATCATGAAGAAGGTTGTTAATTTTCTTGGGAGTATAGCTTAATGGTAGAGCAGGCTCCTTATAAGGGCTGTGTCTGGGTTCAATTCCCAGTATTCCTACCTTGCTCCTTTAGCAATCTGGTGAATGCACCGAACTCATAATTCGGCTGAGGTCAGTTCAATCCTGACAAGGAGCACTAGTCTTGGGATGACTTAAAAAGCACCCTGGTCGGGAACCCCCTCGAAGTCATGGAGAGACTTAAAAAATACTGGTGGAGTCAATATGACCCTCATTAGGTTTCTTGCTTCCTCAAAGAGCAAGTGGTGCGGATGGAGGTTACTCCCGCCTGGTTTCCAATTTCCAGTTAAAGAATTGGTGGCGAGCCTGCAAATACGGAATTTATGGGAGGGGTTTACAAAACCCCTCTTTTTTTGTATAATAAACCAAAGTACTTTGTTATGATGAATCAAATTATATTACATCATCATCTTGGATTAGGAGATCATTTTACTTGTTGTGGATTAGTAAATACTCTTTCTAAAAAATATGATAAAATTTATCTTGTTTGTAAAGAAAAAAATTATGAAACTGTAAAATGTCTTTATTCAGAAAATCATAAAATTAAATTTTTAAAAATTTTAAATGATGAATATAGTGAAGTAC